CAACTCCTACACCTACATCAAGGCAATCGCAGAAGAACTCCGTGGGCTGGCAGTCGAGTGGGATGTTCCTGTTGTTACTGCGACACAGACCAACCGTTCCGGTTTCACCAATTCAGATCCCGGCATGGAAGATACCTCGGAATCCTTTGGCTTGCCTGCGACGGCAGACTTCATGTTTGCCCTGATTTCGACTGATGAATTGGCGGCTCTCAATCAGATTATGGTCAAACAGTTGAAGAATCGCTATGCTGACATGACGCTAAATAAGAGATTCACTGTGGGCATTGACAAGTCGAAGATGAGACTGTACGATCTAGACTTGAGCGCACAGAAGAATATCGTGGATTCGGGTCAACAACATTCAAAGGCTAGTGGTCCCACAAAGGGCGGCAACAAATTCGGCGGGTTCAAAGTCTAATGGCAAATCAAGTACAAGAAGGTTTCCTTTACGAGAAGAATGCGTGGGCAGCACTCAAGCCTTTCGGTATCACCGGACAGAAACCTGCGGGTGCATCACACAATCGACCCGACCTTGAATTGAAAGTAGGGAGAATCACTACCGGCGTGGAGTTGAAGAATCAACCGACCACTGCCGGTAGTCTCGTCATGCAGTATATTGATGGTGAGTGGCAATTCGGACCAACCGGCGACAACACCGAAAAGGAATTTATGAAGGGTGTTGGTATGAGGGCAAAGGTTCTCGACCGTATGAATGAGGAATGGAAGAAACCTGTTCTTCAATACACATCACAGGGACAGAAGAAGTATATCGGTGCGGAGGATTCGAAGAAAGCATACGACCTCGACATTGCCAAGTTTGGTGGTCGCGGCGCGGGTGATATCTATGAGAGTGTACCGAACAAGTTGATATCCGGTTATTACAACCAGAAGAAAACATTCTACATGAACGTAGGAACCCATGGGTTATTTCTTCTAGGCAGCAGCGACCCATTCGACTTCAATGGTAAGTTGAAGAAAGCCAAATTGCCGCCTGTGCCAGATTTCTCTACACCACGATCTGCCGAAACAAAGATTCGCATCCGTTGTCAATACAAGGGTAGCGGTTCATATCAGTTTACATTCACCCTACAGTTTGGTAAGGTGATGAAGTCTCCATACAATATCGCTCCCATCAAGCAGGGAAGCAGTTCCGCAATCGACACAGCAAAATTACGAAAGGATGCAATCATAGGCATCTTCTGAGGTTTCATTATGAGCATTATGGTTACAGGTGGTTTCGGGTTTATCGGCAGCAACTTTGTGCGCCGGTATGCAATGCTCTATCCCTATGAGGATATTCTAGTCCTCGACAAGTTCACATACGCAGCCAACCTGCGCAACCTTGAGGACATTCTAGGCATCGACAAGTCGCACATTCGCTATGCTGAAGTCGATATTGCGGATGCAGAAGCGGTTCGCGCCCATTTGAGCCGCTGGCAACCCCATACGATTTTCCACTTCGCAGCCGAATCGCATGTAGACAACTCCATCCGTGATGCCACAGCCTTTCTCCATTCAAATGTCTATGGTACTGTGAACCTGTTGGAACAGGTAAAGCGGGTATGTCCGAATGTCCTGTTCATGCACATATCCACCGACGAAGTATTTGGTTCATTGAAACACGATGATCCTCAGTTTACCGAGAACACCCCCTATGCGCCACGCAGTCCATATGCTGCATCCAAGGCAGCAAGTGACCACTTTGTACGTGCATATAATGCAACCCATAAACTGCGCACGATCATCACTAATTGCTCCAACAACTATGGTCCGTATCAGCATCCAGAAAAGTTCATTCCTACGGTTATCCGCAAGGCACTAGCCGGTGAGAAGATCCCGGTCTATGGCAATGGACAGAACATGCGCGATTGGTTGCATGTCGAGGATCATTGCGATGCTCTCATACAAGTTTCCGAATTCGGTATCATGGGTGAGCAGTATTGTATCGGCGGCGGAACACAACGATCTAACATCCATCTTGCGATGGAGATTCTTGGCTATCTCGGTTTAGGTCATGAATTGATTGAATTTGTCAAAGACCGCAAGGGTCATGACTTCCGATACGACATAGATAGTGATAAGGTCTATCTTCACACCGGTTGGAAGCCGTTGACACGATTTGATCGCGGTCTGAAAAAGACTGTGGATTGGTATGTAAACAACATGGAATGGGTGAAATCATGCGCACACTCGGAATCATTCTCGCAGGCGGAAAGTCTTCGCGCCTCTACCCTGCGACATTCGCAACAACGAAGCAAGTCCTGCCTATCTATGACAAGCCCCTGATATACTATCCTCTGTCAACTCTCATGTTGGCAGGGATTCGGGATTTCATAGTCATAACGACACCCGAAGAACAAGAGGTTTTCAAGACGCTCTTGTGGGATGCGAAGGAACGCCTTGGCATCAATATGGATTTCGCCAAGCAACACCAGCCGCGCGGCATTGCCGACGCATTCATCATCGTAGAAGACTTCTTAGACGAAGACCTTTCCAAGTTTGATCGCTTCGCTCTAATCCTTGGGGATAACATCTTCTATGGTGCGGGAATGACCGAACTACTCCAAGAGGCTAGTATGGATGCCTCTACCACAATACTAGCCACAAAGGTCAAAGACCCCGAAAGATTCGGTGTAGTGGTATTAGGCGAACACCGGCAAGTCCTTGATATGGAAGAGAAACCCCTGAAGCCAAAAAGCGACTTAGCTATAACTGGTCTTTACTTTTTCAATTCCTCAGTTTTCCAGCGAGCGAAGGTACTCAAACCATCCAAGCGCGGCGAATTAGAGATAACCGACCTAATCAAAACATATCACAGGGATGTATCTGTAAATTGTATTGTACTTCCACGCGGGTCTATCTGGTTCGATACCGGGACACCTGACTCGCTACTGGAAGCCGCAAATCTAATTCAGATGATACAGAAACACCAGAAATTTATGGTTGGCAATCCGCACGAAATAGCGTATAATAAGGGTTGGATTGACAAGAATGCTCTAAAGGCAACTGCACTTCTATGTGAGAAGTCAGCCTATGGGCAATACCTATTAGAACTATCGGAGACATGATGCTTACACCCGAACAACGGCACTTCTACATTGAAGAACTAGCCAAGGATTTGCCGCCTTGGGCGTATAACGCTGCCGCGAATTTCGAACCCGGCAAAACACCAGTCTACTACTCCGGTCCTTTCTTTGACAACAAGGAAATCGAAGTCGCACTCAAGACCTTCCTGACCGGCAAGTGGCTTGTCACAGGTGAAGAGGTTGCGAAGTTCCAGTGGAAGTTTGCTCGCAAGTTTGGCGTCAAATGGGCGCACATGGTCAACTCAGGTTCCTCTGCGAATCTGGTCATGATCGCAGCCCTCAAGAAGTTTTACGGTTGGGGTGATGACGCGGAAATCATTGTCTCCCCTGTTGGGTTTCCGACCACCATTGCCCCAATCGTTCAGAACAACATGAAGCCAGTGTTTGCCGATATCGAACTCGACACACTGAACTTTGACTTGATGGAAGTAGAACGGAAGATTCGCAAGAACACCGTGGCTATCTTTGTCTCTCCTGTGTTGGGCAATCCACCCGACATGAATGAACTCAAGCGCATGTGCGACGATGCGGGGATCATCCTGATTGGTGATAACTGTGACTCCCTCGGAACTAAGTGGGATCATAAGTGGCTCACCAATTTCTACACCGCATGGTCAACATCCTTCTACCCTGCGCATCACATTACTACCGGCGAAGGCGGCATGGTCTGTTCCGACAATGAAGAAATCATCAAGATTGCTCGACAATTCTCATGGTGGGGACGCGATTGTGTCTGCGTCGGAGCCGCCAATCTCAAGCCTTGCGGATCTTGTGGAACACGTTTTTCTAAGTGGCTCCCCGACTACGAGGGAGTGGTCGATCATAAGTATATCTTTACCCAAATGGGCTACAACCTCAAGCCTCTCGATTTCCAAGGAGCTATTGGATCCGTTCAGCTAGACAAGTTTGACGAGATTCACTCCCGGCGCAGGGAGAGCTATGACATTATCTCTACCTTGATCGAAACCTATGTTCCCGGTGTGAGAGTCATCACAAATCTGGATGAAGCCGAAGTATCGTGGTTTGGTGTTCCGATCCTGTGTGACACTCCCATAATCAAGAATCGACTTCAGGATCATTTTGAAGCTCGTAAGATTCAGACCCGCAACTACTTCGCAGGCAACATCCTGTTACATCCCGGCTACAAACATCTGGATGACTACAAGAAGTTCCCGAATGCGAATCTTGCTCTGAGTAATGTGTTCTTTGTGGGTGCCGCACCGCATTACGATACCGAGATTTTCAACTATTTCGAACAGGTTCTCTCGCAATGGACCTGACCGTATTTGGGCATACCGGCTTTGTCGGTAGTGCGTTCGTAAAGCGATACAAGGACAACGACAATATCTGGCTCCCGCCAAGATACTCTCGTCGCCCGAATCCTTATATGAGGTCAGATATCCTGTATCTGATCAGCACCACCCACAACTACAATGTCTTCACCGACCCGACACTGGATGTAAAGACTAATCTACTCACCTTCACGGAAGCATTGGATAGCTGGCACAAGAACAATCCCAAGGGTGTGTTCAATTTCGTGTCCTCATGGTTTGTCTATGGTGAACGCAGGGGTTTCGAACGCGCCGGTCCTACTGGTGAAGACGAAGAGTGTCGTCCAGCCGGATTCTACTCCATCACCAAATACGCAGCCGAACAGTTGCTCGTTTCCTTTGCCGAGACTTTCGGATTGAACTATCGGATCCTGCGTCTGTGTAACATCATAGGACCGGGAGATAAGGGAGCTTCCAAGCAGAAGAATGCGCTCCAATACCTGATCAACGAAATGAAGGAAGACCGGGATATCGAACTCTACGAAAACGGACAGTTCCACCGGACCTACATGGATGTATGGGATTGTGCGTATGCTCTGAACATGGTCATGCGCCGGGGTAATCTGAATGAGGTCTACAACATTGGCACGGAACCTGCGTGCGTCTTCAAAGACCTGATTGACTATTCTCACAAGCACATAGGTTCTAAGAGCCAGATCAAGATCATCAAACAAAAGGAATTCCACAAGAAGGTCCAAGTCAAGTCCTTTGCCATGGATTGCTCCAAGCTCTATAATTTGGGGTTCAACCCCGGCTACTCTATCGAACAATCGCTGGATCGAATGATCGAATAATGCTAAATAGATCATCCACTCCCACAGTGCGGAAGGAAGATGATCAAGCATTTCAACCAGTTCATTGCCGAAGCAGTCGAAGATACCGAGAAACTCTCTCATCTAGAACACGCCGAAGACCATGTAATCAACGCAGGGGAAGAGGGCGCACATCACGCCGCCCGTACCCTCGTCGGCGTCCACCATGCCATTCTAGGGCATAAAACACCAGTCAAAGTCACCACCAAATATGATGGTGCGCCTGCTATCGTTTTCGGCACTCACCCCGAAACCAAGAAGTTCTTTGTCTCCTCCAAATCGGCGTTCAACAAAACGCCTAAGATCAATTACACTCATGAGGATGTAGACAAGAACCATGGGCATTCTCCCGGTCTTGCCGCCAAGCTCAAGGGCGCACTCACCCATCTTCCAAAGGTCACACCACCGGGTAAAATCTATCAGGGCGATGTGATGTATTCTCATGGGGATGTGGAGACTTCCAAGACCCACCACTCCTTCAAGCCGAACACGATCAAGTATTCGGTCAAGAAGGACTCTCCGACTGGACAGAAGGTAGGGAAAGCCAAGATTGGGGTGGCAGTCCACACCGAATACAAGGGCGATTCTATCGCGAACCTGAAAGCCCATTT